GACAAACTAGATCAATTGCAGTTGATCAACAGACAAGAAACATCACTGTGGAACCACAAACCAGAACCATTGACATTGATCAACAGACAAGAACATTAAATATCAAAGGATACATCGACTAATGACAGAAACATCTTCAACACTGTGGCAACTGAACAACCATTCACATCACTTTGTGATCAACTCTGGTGCCAATGTGGATGTTGCACTGGACTATGTGAATCTTCTAGAGTCAGATGAAGAACTGACTAGTGTGTCAGTGACCACAACATCAGGCACACTCACTGTACACACCACATACACCATGTTTGATCAAAGCACAAGATTTGGACTGGAACATCAACTGATTACATTTTTACAACCATCAGCTGTGGGCACACACAACTGCACAGCCACAGCAGAAACCAACCGATCAAGACGATTTGTGCATAACTTTTCTATCTTGACACCGGAATAAATACACACAAGGAGCAACCATGGCAACTATCACAGGATTTGAAACAGACAACAAAGGTGCATTTATCAGGAAAGATCCTGCCAGTGTACTAGACTACACAATCAATTGGACAGACTGGCTGGGCTCGGACACTCTGTCTTCAGTGACATTTGCAATATCTTCTGATGCAGAAACATCGCCCACACTGGCATTTTCAACTGCAATCACAGGCTCATCAGCCAATCAAGTGTCAGGAAAGAACACCATTGTGTATCTTTCAGGTGGCACAGCAGGTGTGATATACACTGTCACAGCCACAGTGGTGACATCATCAGCAAGAACTGTCAAAAGAAGCTTCAGAGTCAAAGTAGAAAACATACAATTATAAAACATAATTGGCAGGGTGATACAACACCCAAAAAATAGGAGAACACAATGACTGACACGGAATCAGATAAAAAACCGGATAAACCATCAGCTGGTAGACCCAAAATCAAACTAGATCCCCTCATGATTCAAAATCTTGCATCTATTTTCTGCACAAACAGAGAAATAGCCGCCATGATGTCATGTAGCACAGACACACTGGTGCGGAATTATGCCGACCACATAAAAAAAGGTCGTGAACAAGGCAAATCATCACTGAGAAGAAGACAATGGGAAAAAGCCATGGAGGGCAATACCACCATGTTGATATGGTTAGGAAAACAATACCTAGAGCAGAAAGATCAACCAATTGCAGAGGTAGACAAAAAACCATTGCCCTGGGTAGATTAATTTGTTACAATAAAATATGCCATTGACCCAACCACAACAGACTGTTGCAGATGATCCACACAGATTCAGAGTGTGTGTGTCGGGTAGAAGATTTGGCAAAACACATTTGGCAATCAGAGAACTGTGTAGATTTGCCAGACAACCAGGCCGACTGTGTTGGTTGGTTGAACCATCTTACAGAATGGCCAAACAGATTGTGTGGGACAAACTCAAACAGAAATTGTTTGAACTAAACTGGATAGAAAGAGTCAATGAATCAGATCTATCAATCAGATTGGTAAATGGATCCACTATTGCACTGAGATCTGCAGACAATCCTGATGCACTGAGAGGTATGGGTATATCAGGTATATTGATCATGGACGAAGCACAAGACATAGATTCAAAGGCCTGGACAGAAGTCCTCAGACCCACACTGTCAGACACAGGTGGTCATGCACTATTCACAGGCACACCCAAAGGTGTAGGCAACTGGTTGTATGATCTGTACAACATGCCCAAACAGAATCGACAATGGGCCTCATGGCAGTTTACCACACTGGAAGGTCAACAAGTCACTGAACAAGAACTAGAACAAGCTCGACAAGATCTTGATGAAAAAACATACAAACAGGAATATGAAGCATCATTTGAAACATGGGCAGGTGTGATATACTACAACTTTGGTGATCACAACATTCAGACTGCACCTAGCCGGATGCCTGATCAATTGCACATAGGAGGAGACTTCAACATTGATCCCATGTCAGCCTGTGTGGCCATCAAGACTCAGAAAGGTCTACACATTGTGGATGAAATATCCATATATGGATCCAACACAGATGAAATGGTTCAAGAGATCAGAAACAGATACCCAACTCAGAGCATTGTGTATTATCCTGATCCTGCTTCAAGACAGAGAAAAACATCTGCAGGTGGTAGAACAGATCTTTCCATACTGCAAAATGCAGGATTCACAGTGAAAGTAAGACCATCACACACACCTGTGAGAGACAGAATAAATGCTGTTAATGGTGCACTGAAATCTGTGAACAATGATATAAAATTATCTGTGTCACCCACATGTAAGTCAGTGATTCGATCATTGACCAAACAGAGCTACAAAGAAGGAACTTCTGTGCCGGACAACAACGACAATCTATCGCATATGGCAGATGCCGTGGGCTATTTGGTAGATTACATATATCCCGTCAAGAGAAATATTATAAATACAACAAGTAATGCAACTTGGACAATGCCCACACGATCTAGATAAAGGATAACCTATGACAGCAATATATGATGCTTTCACCACACAATACAGAATAGAATACTACGGCATACCAACCAAAAACGAATGGCGACAAAATATCAAGCGATGGTTGTATTATTCAGACTCTTATCAAGGTGGAAACGAATACAGAGAAGGAACTTACCTTACCAAATACATACTGGAATCATCCGAAGAGTATGAAAACAGAATCAAACAAACAGCATTAGACAACCACTGCAAGTCAGTGATTGAAACATACAATTCATTTTTATTCAGGAACCCTCCTATCCGCACATATGGATCTATAGACACTGATCCTGGGCTAACACCCTTTTTAAATGATGCGGATTTGGAAGGGAGAAGCTTTGATGCATTCATGAGAGATGTGTCAACACAAGCATCAATATATGGTCATGTGTGGGTCATGGTAGATAAACCTGCCACACAAGTATCAACAAGAGCAGATGAACTGTCACAGAATATCAGACCATATGTGTTGATGTTTTCTCCCGAAAATGTCATTGACTGGGCATATGAAAGACAGCCATCAGGTGTGTATGAACTCACAATGATCAGAATATTTGAAGGTGCTGATGACACACAAGGTTATTACAGAGAGATCACCAAAGATACCAACATGTTGTATGTCAAGAAAGCAGACACAGAAGCACAGATCATCGAAGAAACACCCAACAGACTGGGCATTGTGCCTTGTATACCGGTGTATTCACAGAGATCAAGAACCAAAGGTGTAGGTGTATCTGATATATCAGACATAGCTGACATGCAGAGAAGCATATACAATGAACTGTCAGAAGTAGAACAGTTGATTCGTATTTCAAATCACCCATCATTGGTCAAACAGGATTCAGTGGATGCAGGTGCAGGTGCAGGTGCTGTGATATCAATACCAGATGACATGGTAGAAGGTGTAAAACCATATTTGTTGGAGCCCACAGGATCAGGTATTTCAAACATACTGAGCTCCATAGAACAAAAAGCCAATGCCATCAACAGAATGGCCAACATGGGCGGTGTGAGAAACACCACAACCAGAACACTGTCAGGCTTGGCCATGCAGACAGAAAGAGAAATTTTGAATGCCAGACTGTCAGAAAAAGCAGACAACCTAGAACTAGCAGAAGAAAGAATTTGGAGACTGTGGTCACAGTGGCAAGGCAAAGACACAGAAGGTTTGATCATTGATTATCCAGATTCATTCAACATACATGACAAAGAAAACACAGTGGCCCTTCTAAAATTGGCCAAAGAAACCAAACCCATGAATCCCAAATTGCTAGAGCAGATAGACATACTGTTGGCAGAGGCCATCATCAAAGATGAAGATCGTTTGGCAGAAGTCAAACAAGCACAAATGACAGTAGAGCAGGATTCAGTCGCTCAGATGTCTGAGCCGATGGAAAAGAAATTGGACATGCCACACCCTCCAATGGAAAACAAAGAAGACATGGTGGCACACATGAGAAAAATGATAGAACAAGGTTATACAGATCAGGAGATATTGGACATCCACCCTGAAATGTCTGACTTTTTTAACCAAGGAGACAACAATGGCTAGACATAGCAAGATGACAATGGGCGGTCGTAAAAAGAAAGACGACGACAAAAAGAAAAGAAAGAAAAAAACTTCTACAAGAAGAAAATCAAGTAGAGGTTAATGAAGAAACAGAATTGGATGATGTATTTCCAGAGTATCCAATCAGTGTGTCCGTGGAGTTATAAATCTTATCAACAAGGTCGTATACTGATACGAGACTTTGATGAAGATGAAATAATTTTGAGAGACATCAACTGGGATGACAGATATGATGCTGTTGTGTATCAATATGCACCAGAAGACTGTGATGATTTGGAATATATTGTCGAATCTTTGAACATAGAGTCAAGGAACTGTGAGTACTTTTTTAGTCATCCTGACTACACAAAAGGACTCAACAACCAAACTGTAATACCAGTGGTAATACAGCAAGACAGAGCACAGTTGAAGAAGATTAGACTTGAACGAGCTCTTGCAAAACAAATAAATAACACTAATACAGCAAAAAAGCTGGATAGTTAGACTTAAAACTATAAAGGAAGGTCATACAATGAGTGAATTGGAAAACACAACACAAAACACTGAGCCCACTGAAGCTCCAGTTGAAACACCAACTGAAGACACAGGAAAAACTTTTACACAGGCAGACTTGGACAAAGTTGTTGCTGACAGAGTATCTAGAGAAAGACGAAAATACGAGAAAAAGTATGAAGGTGTAGATCTAGAGCAATACAGCGAACTAGTTCAAAAGGCAGAGAAGGAACAACAAGACAAACTCAAAGCCAAAGGCGAGTTTGAAAAGATTTTGAAAGAAACTGTGGAGAAAAAAGACTCCCAGATTGATGCTCTACTAGGACAGGTAAGAACTATCAAGATTGATGGTGCATTACTTGACACAGCTTCAAGAAACAAAGCAGTGAACCCACAACAGGTAGCAACACTTTTGAGATCACAAGTCAAACTCAACGATGCAGGAGATGTCGAAATAGTTGATCCCAAAACTGGCCAAACAAGATACAATGATGCTGGAGAGCATTTATCTGTAGACAGTTTGGTGCAAGAATTTTTAACAGCGAATCCACATTTTGTGAGTGCTACACCATCAGGTGCAGGAACAACATCAAAAATTGGCGATGCTGGAGCGAGTAAAAGTCTTGATATAACAAAACTGGACATGAGAAATCCTGATCATAGAAAGCTGTATGCGGCCTATCGTAAAGACAAAGGTATTTCTGCATAATGTCCAATTATACAAACTTAACAGGAGACCAATAAAATGGCAAACGAAATCAAATCAACTACAAGTACACTAGATGATCTGATCGCTCCAATCGTAGCAGAAGCACAATTTGTAGCGGCAGAGAAATCTATCATGAGAGGTCTTGTAAAACAATTTAATGTTCCAGCAAATTCTGGAAAAGTTTTACAGGTTCCAATCTACCCAACACAGACAGCGGCTGTATTAACAGAAGCTGACGACCTAACACCATCAGCAATCTCAACATCAAAAGTTGATATCACATTGAGAGAAGTTGGTTTAATGACTAATGTATCAGACCTAGCATTAAATCATTCTGAATCAAATGTTATTGCAGATGTAGGAAGATTGTTTGGTGAAGCAATCGCAACACAAATCGACAAAGACCTAACAGCATTGTTTGGTGGTTTTTCAACTACAGTAGGTTCAGCTTCAACGGCGGCAACAGCGGCATTAGTATTCGAAGCTGTAGCAAAATTAAGAGCAAATGCAGTTCCACCAAGTGACCTAGCATTGGTATTACACCCGCTAGTGGCACACGACCTTAAATCAACTATCACATCAACATTCGCGGCTCCGGCTAGCGATCTTGGTAACGAAGCATTAAGATCAGGCTTTGTAGGTATGTTGGCAGGTGTTCCAGTGTTTGAAACATCAAACATGGCAGACTCATCAGGTAACTTCCCAGGCACAACTGGTGATTACAAAGGTGCAGTATTCCACAGAGATGCTTTAGCAATGGCAATGAGCGGCGATATCAAAATCGAAACTCAAAGAGATGCATCAGCAAGAGCAACTGAGATCGTAGGTGTAGCAACATATGGTGTAGCAGAGCTACAAGACACATATGGTGTTGAACTTGAGTTTGATTCTTCAATCCAAGGCTAATTTGGATAAAGAAACAACATATATTTTGGGGCAGTGGCAACATTGCCCCAATATAACAACAGGAGATCAACATGAGCAATTTTGCAACAGATTCAGATGTGTTAGAGTATGAACCAAGAATCAAAGACTTTGGTGTCATTGATTTTTCACAGGAACATACCAAAACCACAGCAGATATTCAGAGATATTTGAGAATCAACTGGTGGGCCAGAGTGAGAGGCACTTCAGGTAATACCAGATCATACTTTGCATATGAGGGTCTGGAAATGGATACAACCAAATTGAATGCTGAACAGTTCAAAAGATCAGCTGTGTTTCATGTACTGGCTTATTATATTCTGCCCAAACTCACACAACATCAAGATGACAAATTTGCATCCATGATTGATTTCTACAAGAGCAGATATCTAGAAGAGATCAATGATGTGCTGGCAGATGGAGTCGAATATGACTTTGACAATGATGGCACAGTTGAAAACTCTGAAAAACAACCGGTGCATTTCAACAGATTGGTAAGATAACATGTCAGTGAGAGAATCCATAGCACAAGACATTGTGCAAACACTTCAAGGCATTGTGACACCAGCTCCGGTGATTGTCACTCGTAATCCACTTCAAACTTCAGATCTAGCCAACACACAATACCCTGCTATATTTGTAAGAACCACAGAAGAAGTGAGAGAAGATATCACACAAGGCACAGCAGGTTTGAGAACAGGTGAAATTGAATACACAATCATTGGATATGTGTATGCGGAGTCATCTGCAACATCAGCCAACAACAACATTGACACCAAAAGAAATGAATTGGTAGAAGCCATCTGTGAAGAACTAGAAAAAGACAGACAGAGAAATTCACAGGCACTGAACAGTTTTGTTACCAGAGTCACAGTGGATGATGGCACTATATTTCCTGTGGGGCAGGTCAATATAACATATTCAGTATTATATAAATACACTAAAGGAACTGTATAATTATGGCAAAGAGAATTATATACAAACACGGAAAAGAATTTGTTTGTGATTATGCACAGGCAAGCAAAATGGTTGCTGAAGAAGGCTGGACATGGACAAACACAGACACAGCTTCAGTGGTTTTTACAACCAACAGTGGCCATAAAAAATCTGGTAAGCCTAAAAAAGTCAAGGTCGAGGCTGAAGCAGATGTTTTACCAATTGAAACAATCGATGATGGTAATCCAATAAATCAGGACCATGACATAGAAAATCAGGAGAATGAATAATGGCAACATTTACAGGACATGATGGTCAAATCAAATTTGCTGATAGTGGCGATTCATTATCAATGACAGCAATCGGTAATTTAAGAAATTTCACCATCGAACAAACTCAAGACACAGTTGAAAACTCAACAATGGGCAATGGTAATGTGAGAACATACCTACCAGGTATGCACACTTTTACTATCTCAGGCGATGTATTTTTTGACGGAGCAGACACAGTTCAAGCAAAGATCGACGAATTAGTTTCAAAAACAGGTGATGAAACACTGGCAACTTTTGAAGTATATCCATCAGGTGACGGTGCATCTGAAACACCTGCCAACACTAAATTTTCTGGATCTTGCATTATAACAAGTTTCTCAATCACATCATCAGTTGATGGTATGGTAGAGGCTTCGTTTGCGGCACAAGGATCTGGTGCATTAACATTGGCACAATTATAATTGTAGGTGTTTCTGTGTTACTAAAAGCAAGACTGGCTGGCAAGCTGGATCTCAGACAATTGGAAAATCAGTTTGATGAGCTGTTGAAAAAAATATCTCAACGAACAGTATCCATAGCACGAGAAGAAACACCTATAAGAACAGGAAGAGCCAGAAGAGGCTGGACTGAAAGGTCCAATGATTCAGGATTTTTTGTTCAAAATTCGGTGCCCTACATAGAACAACTAGAAAGAGGTCGTTCTAAACAAGCACCCAAAGGCATTACTAAACCAACAGTCAGGAGAGTGACTGGTATTATAAACAAACAGAGGAGAATATCACGATGACTCAATCGGTACTGGACAAAGCCAAACAGCATTTTGCTGAACAGATTGGCGGAGAACTTTTAAAAACACACATCAAAGAATGGAATACGGACATATACTATAAAACTATTTCATCGATGAGAACAGAGAGCAAAATTATGGCTCTCACACAACAAGGTAAGACAGCAGAAGCTCTGGTAGAAAGCATTGTGCTGAAATCATTTGATCAAAATGGTCAAAGACTTTTCAGAGAAGCAGACAGAGTGACATTGTTGAACGAAGCAGACCCTAAAGTGTTGGTAGCATTGGCAACTACACTGAACAATGCTTCAGATATGTCAATGGAGGCTATCGAAAAAAACTTGTAAGGGACAGAGACATGTACAACATGTTCTCACTTGCTGATTATTTGAAAGTTCCGCTTTCGTCAGTATTGGAAATGTCCCATATAGAGTTCATGGGGTGGTTTGCTTACTTAAAATTGAAACACAAGGAGCAAAAGAAACAAGATGGCCGTCAAAGAACAAATAATACTAGAAGGGGTAGATAAAACCTCCGCCGCCTTTAGAGGTGTAAGAAACAACTTAAAAGGAGTTGAACAATCTTCTAAAAGCCTAGGCAACAGTTTTAGTTCATTACAAAAAACTTTGGTTGGCATTGGTGCGGCTTTGGCAACCGGTGGATTTGCTCGTGGTGTAATTGCAACCAGAGCCAGATTTGAAGACCTCAGAACATCACTGACATCAGTGACAGGGTCAGCTGAAGCAGGTGGTAAGGCATTTGACTTCATTACCAAATTTGCTACAAGAACACAATTTTCAGTTGAAGATCTTTCAACTGCTTTTATCAAATTAAAAGCTTCTGGTATTGAACCCTCAGAAGAATTATTAACTCTATTCACAGACACAGCGGCCATAACCACAGACCAAATTGGATCTTTGGAGGCAGTCACAGACTTGTTTGCCAGAACAGTTGGCGGTGGTCTAGGACTGGAAGAGATTGAAAGACTAGGAGACAGAGGTGTTCCTGTATTAAGAATATTAAAACAAGAACTTGGGTTAGCCAGAGAAGACATATCAGAATTTGGTAAATCAGCAGAAGGTGCCAGAAAACTAACTGAAGCATTTGCAAGAGGTATCAGAAAAGAATTTGGTGGTGCCACAGAAAACTTACTAGGCAATCTAAATGTACAGTTCTCAAACCTAGGTATTGCTTTCAGAACAGCACAAGATCAAATTGGTGGAGGTCTATCACCAGCACTCAAAGAAGTAACAAAAAGTTTAACCGAAGCACTAGAAACAAATGAAAAATTATTTGTATCAATTGGTGAAGCATTAGGTAGTGCCATAACTGGCACAGCCAAAGCAGTTGGATTCCTAGCAGACAACTTTGCCATTCTCAAAGCATTAGGTATAGGTGTATTGGTTGCCAAAGCCACAACAGGATTTATAAGACTGGCCGCGGCAATTAGAGCAACTGGTATAGCCGCCATTGCCGCTGGTAGAGCCATGGGCAAGGCAGGTTTCTTGGGTATAATATTAGGTGTGGTTGCCGCTGTAGCAGAATTATCCGGAGCATTAGACTTCCTAGCTGACAAATTCAAAGCACCACTTGATCCTGTAGACACTTTGTTAGACGGTATCATGAGAATCAACAAAGAATTTGCAAAACTTGAGGACACTAGGGCAGTTGGATTCCAAACACTACAAGATGAAGCTAGACCAATCATTAATGATCTTGAAAAAGCCATTTTTGATTTAAATGAAGAATTACTTAAATTTACATTAGATAGAAGACCATTACATCCAATAGATGATAAAGAACGATATGATGAGCTCAGTGCCTCTATAGAAAAAACTAAAACTAGAATACAAGAACTTGAAGAAGCTGTTGCTTCATACGATGAAGCCAGAGGCAATGTTCCATTACATGATCTAGGCCATATCAAAGCACATCAAATATTAGCACAAGAACAATTTTTATTCGAAGAACTTGCTGAAAAATCAATTAAGAAATATGGCGATTCATTAGAACATCTTGGAAAGACACAGGTTTTTGATAAGATCTTATCTGAAACTGAAAAATTAAAAATTGCATTTGACAAACAGGTTCTATTGTTTGAAGCGGCGGCTGATAAAAGAATTATATCAGAAACAGATGCCAACACAAGAATAGAAAAAGCCAGAAGAGAACTAGAAGACAAGATGATCAAAATCACACAGGCGGCACAAACTGAGATATCCAACATAGAACAAGATGCACTGGGTGATAGAACCAGACAAATTGAAATGGAATTTGCCAACAGAAAAAGAATACTGGAAAGAGCACTTGAAGATGAATTGATCACCAAACAGAGATTTGCACAACTTGAACAAGCTCTGGAAAAAAAGAAACTTGAAGAACTGAGAAAAAACAATGAAGATGTTCAACGAGAGATTCTCATTCAAGAAGAAATGGCCAAAGGCAAAACCAGAGATGAAGCAGAAAACCTAGCAGACTTTGAAAAGAAATCAGCCATGGAAAAAGGTGCATTTGTTATTGGCGAAGGCAAGAAAACATTTGAAGCTCTAGGCAGATTCAACAAACAGGCATTCCAGGCATACAAGGCATTTGCCATTGCAGAAGCCATTGTGTCGACATATCAAGGTGCCGCCAAAGCATTGGCATCATTTCCACCACCGTTCAACTTTATAGCGGCGGCGGCTGTGGTAGCGGCAGGATTGGCCAATGTGAACACAATCAGATCACAATCATACTCAGGTAGACGAGAAGGTGGACCTGTACAGGTGGGCAGATCATTTGTGGTTGGTGAAGCAGGACCTGAAATATTCACACCCAACATGAATGGTCAGATAACACCTAATTCTGCACTGGGTGGCAATGTGAATATCACATTTGAAGTTGGTGCCATTGATTCTCAAGATCTACAAGCAAGACTGGCAGACAACAGAGATGTCATTGTCAGCATAGTCAATGAAGCTGTAAATCAACAGGGTAGAAGGAGCATCATATAATGGCCAGAAGACCAAGAAGAGTAGCCAGAGATAAAAGCACAGGTGTTCCAAAAAAATATCTATCAGGTATACAAGGTTCACAAAGAAAACAGCTGGCTGACACAATCAAAGAGATCAGCAGACTGTACCGAGCTGGTAAACGAATACCACAGAGATTGATCAACAGGAGAATAAGACTTGGCCAAAAAAAGTAAACCATTATCAGCAGGAGAACAAAAGAGCTTGAGAGCCAAAGCCGCAAAGTCTAGATTGTTCACATTCACAGACTTGAAAGCTGTGTATAGAAGAGGCAAAGGTGCATTCCTTGGTGCGGGATCTAGACCTGGTGTAACCATGCAACAGTGGGCAATGGGCAGAGTAAATAGTTTACTGAGAGGTTCAAGAAAACATGATCTGGATATCAGAAGAAGAGCCAGAGCAAGGAGAAAATAACTGTGCCAAGACCAACACAACAGATGAGAGCAAATGCCAGAAAAGCTCTGAGATTGAGAAGAGAAGCACCTCAATCAAGAAAAGGTATGACACCTGTGGGATTGGCCAGAGCAAATCAATACTCAAAAGGTGAAAATGTATCCATGGATGTGGTAAGAAGAACATTTTCATTTCTTTCTAGAGCAAAAACATATTATCAACCTGGTAAAAACACACCTGGCACTCAAGCATACTTGGGTTGGGGTGGAGATGCTGGACTAACATGGGCCAGAAGAATATTGGAGAAAAAATAACATGGCAGATATACCTTTGACATACACAGCAGTAGATACATCATCAAGAACTATATCACCTGCCACTGTGGAAGTCACACTTGAACAACCAACATCATCAACAACTGCATTGTCAGGAAGAAAACAAGTGAGATCATTTGGTTCAAATGCCTACACAGTCAAAATGATATTTCCTCCACTCACAGAAGAAGACAGATTACAATTGACAGCATTATTAGCCAGCAAGAGAGGCGGCCTCACCACACTCACTGTGTCACCTGTAAATTTACAAACCAAAAAAGGATCAGCGGCCACAACAGCAGACATCATAAATGCGGAATCTGCCATAGGTGATACCACAATCACACTGGATGCCGCAACAGCAGGACAATACACACCAGGAGAGTTCATAAACTTTTCTGGACACACCAAAGCATATCAGGTTATTCAACAATCAGGTAATCAATTGACCATTGAACCTGGTGTATTGGAAACTGTGCCTGCATCTAACACAATCAAGTCAGGTTCAGATTTTCAAATGACAGTGAGATTGAGCAATGACTTGAAATTCACACAGACCACAGACAACTTTTCTTCAATCACACTTGAATTTGTGGAGTCATTCTAATGAGCAGACTGTCATCTGCATTTTTTGCCTCAGATGGATCTGGCATATTACAAAAACAGTCTATATCAGCTTTCCATCTTGTGGACATGCTGTTGGATCCAGGTGATACCAGCAAAGATTCAATCACAGACCTAACAGACATATTCATGACAGACTGGATACATGATGTTCGACATCAATCAGTCACACAATCAGGTGTGCAAACATATGAAGCATTAGGTGACATTGTCAACATGACTGCCACCAAAGAAAGCACAGCATTGAGAGTGGGTGGTGTTGATCTTGTATTAGCGGCAGGCAAGGATCATGGTGATGCGGCGGCCATAGGTAGAGACTTTATCACCTTGTTGTTGAAAGGTTCATCTATAATCAACAAGAGAGTGGTGATATACAGATGTATGCATGAAGGAGTGTTTCCCATAGATGGATCAGGCAACTATTCAGGATCAGTGTACACTCTGTTTGATGGCACAATCAAAGATTTTTCAATATTGGAATCTGCAGACACGGCACAAGTCAATATATCATTGTCATCACACTGGGCAGACTTTGAAAAGAAAACAGGTAGATTTACAAATTCAAAATCACAGAACACCACAACAAGATACAAACTAGAAGACTTAAACGGTCCCACAGAAGTGTTCACAGGTGATAGAGGATTTGAATATGCTTCTGCCATGATAGGAGATATTCAATGGGGTCCAAAATAAAACCAATTGCTTGGATAAGGCGACAGTTTAACAAATTAGCCAAATGGTGGTTAAACAGACAAGCACCACCTGGTGAATTCATAGTCTATATCAATGAACAAGAAGAACAACTGCTGAAACAACACGGCGGTGCTGGTGAAGAATGGCAAGACACTGGTATCAAAAGTTTCTTTTTTAAAAGTATTGTTAGAAGTATCACAAGAGCAGTCAAGTCAGTGGTAAAAGCTGTCACCAAGGTTGTGAGTGCCATTGTCAAACCCATTGTCAAAGTGGTTGATGGATTCCTAGGTTTATTTGGCATGAGCTTTGGTGCTCCTGATATGCCTACACCAGAATCATTCGACAACAACAATCAAGGTATATTGGTCAACAAACAGAGCAATGTGGCATCATTGCCTGTGGTATATGGAGTCCGATTGCTAGGTGGCACCAGAGTGTTTGTGGCCACAGAAGGCACAGATCAAAAATTTCTATATGTGTGTTTGGCTGTGGCAGAAGGTGAAATAGATTCATACACAGGTTTGCTGTTGAATGATGAAGAACAAAATATCTCTTTCACAACAGGATCGGTACATTCAGTGATAGGTGGTAATTACACCATCAAAGGCAATGCCAAAGCCAAATTTGAATTTTTCACAGGCACAGAAGATCAAACTGTGAGCACTCTGTTAAATGCACACTCACAATGGACAGGAGAGCACAGACTGAGAGGTGTTGCCTATGTGGCGGCAAGATTTGAATGGTGCACACCTGAATATGACAACAATGGCAAATTGGTGCCAGGCACCAACAATCCATTTTCAGGTATACCAGACATCAAGGTAAAAGTGAGAGGCAGAAAAGTCCACACAGGATATTCTGCATCCAAAGATACTGCAACAGCAACATCAACATATGAAACAGATGCTGTGGCATTTTCAAACAATCCAGCAGACTGTCTGTTAGACTATCTGAGAAATCCCAGATACGGCAAAGGCCTACAGGACAATCAGATATCATTTGCAGACTTTGACACACTACAGGCCACATGTGCATCAACCACAGATGCAGATGGTGCCGCAATCGATTTTGGTGGTGCATTGGGCACAGGCAATCCTGCTTTTGTGTGTAATGCTGTGATACAGACATCACAGAGTGTGTTTGAAAATACCAAATTGCTGTTGCAGTCATTCAGAGGCTTTATGCCATATCTCAATGGCAAGTATTCACCAAGCACAGAAGGCAAACTGACTACATCACAGATTGCTGACCTACAATTGGTTGATGACACAGTGATAGTATCACCAATCACTGTGAGTTCCATGGACAAGAACAGCAAATACAATGAAGTCAAATTGACATTTGCCAATGAACAAAAAAATTATGAATCAGACAACATCATTGTGAGCAATTCAACATATCTCACAGAAGACTCAGGAGAAACACTGGTGTTGAACTCATCTTCACAGTCAATAACCAGATATGAAAGAGCATTGAGCTATGCCAAATATCTTGTAGACAGATCAAGATCTGCAACCACTGTGCAATTCACAGTCAGCAATGAAGGACAAAACATACAACCAGGTCAGGTGATCAAATTACAGCACAGATACACAGCACCAGGATCAGAAGCAGAGTCAACCAATCACATGTTTGATGCTGTCACAGATTCTGCAGGCAACATTTGCACTTTATACAGAGTATCTGACTGTGAATTACAATATGATCACACTGTGAAAATCACAGCAGTTGAACATTTGAATGATATCTACACCGTTGCGGCTGTAGATGCAGACAGAGATCTATCTCCTGCTCAAGCAGTCAAAATACATGTGCCACGAGGACAATCAGGACATGTAGGAAGCACACTGGGTGGCAACAATCCACCAGTTGATCCAAATCCCAATGCATCAGCAGTGGTATCTATATCAACAACAGCATCAGGAGGACTGGGTTCTGTGATTGTAAAATTGATATCAGGTATTGACTCACTGTCACCTGAGATAGAATTTTCCATGGTGCAAAATGGTAATGTAAATACAAGAATGACAGACACACAACCAAGAAGACTAGCACATGACTATTTCTTTGGTGGTGATTCACAGGGTAATTCATACAGACAAGGTGACAGAATAGACTACACAATACAAAGCAAAAGATCCTTTGCAGAAAAGTATTTGATTGCATCAGGAACTGTGTACATAGGTGGATCTTCAGTGGATACATCTGCAGGATCAAACACAGCAGGAGGTTCAAACTCTGCAGGATCAGGATGGAGTGAATAGACAATGCCAGCAAGATCATCATCAATTATAACCACAGGATACACAGACAAAATCAGAGTGCAAAATGGTGCCGATTCTCAACTTATCACAGGTAGCATACTACAAGCAGGTGATCACACTTGGGCAACATTAGGCACAGATTCACTGACATGGGATTCATGGACACAATGGAACATCAACAGAGCATCTGGTAGCACAGTGGGTGGTGCCAAAGGTCTACCTCTCATGTATGAAACCAAAACCATAGATCTAGGATCATCACAACATGTATATCCTGAGATCAAAGTGGGTGCCACAGGCACAGCCAGAGTAGTGATAGAACATTCAGACAATGCAGACATGAGTTCTGCCACTGTACAAGGTGTGTATACCACAGACAACACACAGACAGGCACAATAGCAACCTATTCAATATTGGACTATCTGGAACCAGACTACACAGATTCTGAAACAGTGACCATATCATCATCCACATTCAATCTTGGATACACAGGATTCAAAGCCAGATATATCAACATCATTGTGTTTGTAGAAAACTTTGCTGATAGTCCAAACCTATCAATGTTGAGAGGTGAAGCCAGTCTCAACCAATTGCAATCACTGTTCAAAACAGACAGGCAACAAGAATTTATCACTGTAGACGATACATCTTCACTGTCAGGCACAGTGGCGGCCAGAGTTATACCCACTAACATTGACACCGTCACACAGATCTTTTATTCTCATGTCAATGATGATTCAACCTTTACACCTGCATTTGGAAAATATGTAACCAAAACAATATCCAAAGCCAACAAGACTTTTGCAACATTTGATCTAGACAAGTTTGAAGAACAAACAGGTGTAGACACAACCAATCTAGATATCCATGTGATAGGTTTACCTTCAGTATCTGTAGACCGCACAGGATCTATAACAAGGAGCACATAATGGCATACAATTGGCCTGCAAACAATAAAGCAGTAACTACAACAACTGATTCAGCTACAGATAAAATAAGTGGTGCAAGACAAGATATAAACAAAACAATATCAAATGTAAATGACATTATTGACATGTTTGATTTAGCATCAGAACCAACAACTGGACAAATATTAAAATACAATGGCACAACAGATAGATTTGAAGTTGGTGCAGATGCAGGTGGTATTGCACTGACAGATTTAAGTGTGAATACAGCATCAGCAAGTGGCGGAGGTGCACTAGCATACAACAATTCAACAGGTGTGTTTACATTTACACCAGCATCACAAACAGGTGGTGCAACATTCACAGACACCATACAAGCAAATGCTGATTTGAGTATATTTTGTGGTAACTCAGGAACTGATGGTCAACCCACAATAGCAGGTCCAAATTTGGTGCTACAATCAACCACAAACACATTCAATAGTGGAACCGGAGCATTAAACAGTGACGGTACCAATGCTAACTTAACATTTAATTGCAATAAAATTTTATTAAGAGGAGCCACAGACAAAGCGATCCTTAATGGAGAGACCGGTGATATTCTAATTAGAACACAAGAGGCGGCATCTGGTTCAACAGAAATTAATATACAACACGATGAAAACATTGTAGCAGTGACAGGGACATTACAATTGAATACAGCATCATCAGATCCATCCAGCAATTTAGCAAATGGACAAATATACTACAACACTTCAACACACAAATTCAGAGGCTATGCCAACGGTGCTTGGGTAGACTTACACTAAATACAAGAAAGGAACTATATTATGGCATGGGCAACAGCAGGCAATATTTCAACAGCAAATCTTGATGCAGGCACAGACTCTCCTTCATTAGCAAGGGCAGATTTGAAAGTCGCACTAGACGAATTAATAATCGTATCCAACAATCTTGGAGTGGCAGGCGGTGCCGCAAAGATTGAATCAACAGGTGTTATATCACAAAATGTCACTGGAGTCTCAACAACTACAGGTGACTTGTCAATTACATCAGCAACATCAAGAGTGTCTATATCTGATGTTTTGAATTTGACTCCAAAAACAGTGGCAGAATTAAATGCACTGGGCACTAAAACTTTAGGCGATGTTGCTTTTTGTAGCAATGGTGCCGCAGGTGCTGATTGTATTGCATTTTACGATGGATCAAATTGGAAAAGATGTGATACATTGGCCACAATATCAGCTTCATAGGATATCACAATGGATCAAAAAGAATTAGAAACCATGAAGAGATTAGGACAAGTTGAAACTGAAGTAAAAATAATCAGACATGATATTGAGACAATAAAAGACAACCATCTTGCACACATGAAAAAGGACATAGACAAAATTGACATGAGATTGTGGGCCATACTGATCATATTGGTTGGATCCACACTGATTCCGGTGATCAAGTCTTTTTTATAATTGAATAATTTCCAAAAATCACATATTTCTCTGCACAGGCAGAACATGGGCAACCATAGACAATATCGTCTCGAATTTGAAGAATGGATGTTGTTGTGTGAAGGCTTTGAATTTTCAGAAATTGAAACACATGAACAATATATCCAGTTCCAAGATCTATACAAAAAAATATGTTGGTATTAAATACTGTGGGTGGTTTGCAAAACCAAAATTGAAAGGAGTTCTCTCTGCTTTTGATAGAGTTTGACCACCCATCCTATGCTACCTTCTGTAATATAGTTTTTAATAATACTTCTTTTTCATCTCGTTCATCTGTGTAAAATAATACCTGATCACTGGTGACTGTTTTTTCATATACTTTACCACCACTCCAAGGGAATCTATTAGCAAACCATTCTGCTTTTTGTTGGTCTAATGTCCAACTATCACCATCGGGGTGTCCTCCTCTGTATATGGTGAACTTACCTTTGGGCAATGGTTTTGTTAATCGTTTGATTGTTGGTATAAGTCCAAACAGATAAGCAAAATGATGTTCTTTGTCTTGATATATCATTTCACTGTCTCTCCATATGTCAATTAAAAATTTCCACCATTTGTTTATGTCCCATTGAGCAGGGTCATATCTGCCTATACGATGTAGATATGCGGCCACACTTACTTTGGAGGGTCGTTTAGTTTCCCACACAAGATTATCTAATTTTTCAACTGTACTGACATCATCAAGCAATTCAATATAATGGTCTAATAACTCTTCCCAGTGTTGGGCAGTATTTGTCATTACATGTAATTCTTTAAAGAAAGGCGAACATATACCGGGGCCTCCTACAACATTATCGTAATGCACTTGGTAAGGTTGATGCCCTAATTGTTGTGCTATTTTGAGACATTTTGGGTGTGCTAATAATTGTGCTACTTCATCGTGTTTTAAAAATTTTAAATCACCCATCCTATGCCTCCTTCAAATATTGTGAAAATTGTTGCAACAACTTTAGTGATTGTTGTTGATTCATTTTGTTATTAAAACGAAGTAAGCCCGGATTTTGGTTTTCTAATACAACAAGATACCATCCTCTTTTGTCTTTTTTCCATTCAATAGTTTGTGCCATCCTATGCCTCCTCTAATTTTTCAGCAACCAATTTGGTATCTCTTTCAATATTATGCTCGAATTGAAGGTTTAAAAAATCACAAACCTGATAATTGCTGGGTGATGTCATAATCTTAAGATAAGCCGAACGAATATTGCCAGGTTGATTTGTCCAAGCAGTCCATTCTTTGTCTGACATTTTGTCAACACATTTAACAACATCTTTACTATTATATGTAATGCTCATATGAAGTGCATTTTCGCATAATGCTTCATTACAAGCCCTGATTACTTTACGAATAGTTGATTCTAATTTTTGTGACATCCTATGCCTCCCTCTTAAGTTTTAATAATACTTCAGATTGAGCTATGTGATCAGCATTCACTTTGGCATACAATTCAATCATTGTAGAAATATTTTGATTCAATATTGTAAGTTGGTTTTCTATACCGGCAAGTCTATCTTCTAATTCACCATCCGGTTGTGTATTGACTGTTATACCTTCATTAGCAATAGTCCATAAAGAACCATTCATATCCTGAAGGTGATTAACTGGTTTGTCTAATGTTTTTTTAGTTTTAGCCATTCTATGCCTCCTTAATTGTTTCTATAATTGTAGCACAGAAACAGGATCTGTCAACCAGGATATTTGCCAATTATTTGGAAAAATTGGGTTGAGCTATCTAACTTGACAGGTTAATCAGAACGATTAGCGGAAGACAACTCAACCCTTATCGCGGATAAGGAGTATCCGTACTGATATTTATCTAGATCTTGAACCTAGCTGTGCAAAAAACCACCATTTAAACCAATTTTAAGCGGTTTACAGCGGGGTCTTGGTAAATAGATATAACAAACTACTTGACAGGACTATCACATTTGTTTTAATATAGAATTATTGTTATATACTGCCCTTGACAAACGGGAACAGGTTGCAAATCCTTATCCAAAGATTATCCCATGGCAGATCAAGAAAATGAATATGCTTGGTATTCTGGTTGACCACCGCCAGATGTAAAAAAAGCGACACCGTAGGGTTGGTATGATCCCCCAAGCAATAATGTGTCTGGATGAAAGGCTATGCGACTCGCATCAAGAAAGGATCCACCCGGAAACAGGTGGATTCTGACCAAATTGATCTGCATCAAGCAGAACAAATAAATATCTAAAAGAAACAACAACTATTAACCATTGGTGTTTACACCAATGTCATAGACGATGCACTTGGAAAATAGGTATTTGACATCATGAAACATTCCACATATAATAATGAGAACAAGACAAACAGAATGTGGGTATATCGAAAACTGCGAGATGAAGGCATGTATGAAAACAGATCAGAGTATAGACTGGTGATGGACAATCCACA